GAGAGGTAGGATATCCTACCTCTCTCTATCCCATTGATAATAACTTAATGATAACGAATATGTTGTATAAAGACAGGTAATGCCTGTTGTTCAAATTCCGTTAACCATGTATCCATATTGAGTTTCATGGAAGTATTCATAAGAACATTTAACACCTTGGCTTTATCCGTAATCTCCACATCTTCTAACGTATAGAATAGTGATAACCAAAATTGAGATTGACTTTCGATACTCTTTCTTGGATTCACATCACTGATGATATACGGGATAGGATGATACTGTCTTTGATACAAACAAGCTAAATCTTGATCGTACTCAGCAATCAAGTGATATACTCGTTCTTTTAATTGTATCATGGTGCCATATCCTTACGTTTCTCTTTTAACCAAGCTTCTTGTTTCCAATACGGTGTATAAGCACCAGCACGGATATTTAATAAGTCATAAATAGTTAAAGTAGGTTTCTCTTGGCATTCTTCACGGAACTTCCATTCACCAATAGTATTCTCTAGAATATCATTCCAATCGTATCCTAATGCTTTAATATCATCGTATAATGTTTTGATATCACAAATACGTTCACGATACTCAGCAGGTATTTTCTTTTGATCGATATGATGTAACATGAGTAAGTCACAAGTGATTTGTAATGCTCTTCTTAACTTAGCATCACTATCGATCTTACCTCTTACCGTAGTACGACTTAGTTTACAGTCTGGATAAACGATTAACGCATAATTTTGAAGATTACCCTCTAATCCCCAACCTGGTGACTTACTGTCTTCTTTCCAACATTTCAAATACCAGAACTGAGATAGCTCTGCTAGCACCCCTTCTGCTTGAGAAGAGATCAATGGGAATGTCATTCCTGAACCACCCCCTTTACCACGTACGATGGTAATGGTCATTTCAGTTAAATCGGTATCACCAGCCACATCATCACCTTGATGACGAGGAAACTCAGGAGCTTTCGTGGTATTATTGATTAATGGACGTGCATCGATAATATCGTAATAGTTATTAATCAAATAGTCGAATTGTTCTGGAACGTATTTAAGGGTACGATTACCTTTTTGGAATTGGTGACGACGCATAGATGGGTTATATGGGTCTAAATCAAACTTTTTACCAATATGGGCAGTTAAGATAAGGTATAATCCACTACGGTTACACACCACTGGCATATCACGAACGATTTTGGTTTTGGCTTTCATATTAGCCATATCTTCCATATTACGTTTTGCATCACCAGCAGATAAATCAATATATTTATCTTCAACCGACTTAATATTTAACGAAGAGATACTATCGCATTCTGCTACTGTTGGAATAAACCCTTTAATATAGTTCCCATCTTTATCGACCATTGGGGTAGTCCATTCGGTTTCTTTACGTGCTTCTACTTTAGCGTCACAGTAATCTTTAACAGAAGACCACCACTCATCACCAAACATCTCTACGTTAGTGGTATAAGTCCAACGATCGGTATCTTCGAAGTTAATTTCAGAAGCATGTTCAAAACGCTCTGCTAGTTGATTATAACGATAATAAGATGTACCAGAGACTTCAGTATCAAAACTAATCCCAGTAGTGGCTTTACAACGATCAAATACCGCTAATAAGAAATATTTGGATAAAGTAGACTTACCACTATTATTCGGACCACTTACTCCAGTAGATGGCCATAGCCCACCATTAACAATCACATTCCCCCATTTACCTTTAACTGGGATATGGTTGGGGATATCAAAAATACCACCGACATTAATTACTGGTCTCACAGGACTGGCTTCTTTCATTACACCTGTAACCGCTAATGCTTTTGGTAACATAAACGCCATAGAACTCTTTCTCCTCAAAATTCATTAGATTAAATTCATTGATAAAGGTTTTCTCACTTATCAAACATACAAAACAAATTCGCATTTTCTTAGAAATTCTATGCTTTTTAGCAATGTTAACATTAAAAAATATTTAAATAAATTTCCATTTAGGTAACCTAAAATGACAAATAAACAAACCACCTTAAAGGATGTTCAACTTCAATTAAGCTTTATTAGTGTTGAACAAGTGAATGCATTCCACAGTAGTTCTAAAACCATTTTAAAATTTGGTCATATGGTAGATACCACGAAACGTTTTGTATCTCATTTATTATCACCAATTTCTATTTCATTTGGTCGTAATCCCATGGATAAAGTATTTTATCCACAAATCTATAAATTTACAGAGGTAGCTAAGTATCCTGAATTAAATCGATTTGATATTCCTGTACCAGAAGGATTTCAAGGGAATTATTTAGATTACGTAGAAACACTTATTAAATATACGGAGATTACGAATAACTTAGTAACTGACGTTATTAAACCTTTCTCTATTTACGTAGGGCAGTTGGTAAACAATCCAGCGTTATTAAATAGTATCTCTTATACGCACAAAGTCACACCAAAAGATATCAGTCAAGCTAAGAAAGAATTAGGTAGTTTCTTTAAACCGAATGGTAAGAATGTAGAATGGAATATGCATAAATGTTTTAACCGTATGACGGATGTTAAAACATTTAACGATAAAGTAAATCAATTACGTAAATTACAAAATACGGATTTAGTTCAAGAAGTCAAAAGAGAAGTGACTAATTTAGCAGATAGTTTAGATCATTTAACCAAGTATCTAACTTCAAATCAAAATAACCAATGGGTGAAAGGTAAGACTATGGAAACTCTAGCTAATTTGACTTATACGTTAGCTGAACAAGTAGAGTTCTTCGCTATCATGAATAACATGAATCAATCTTTATTTGGCGCGGTAGAACGCTTTAATGATAAAGTCACTAATTATCAGGGTTAAAATAGATAAGGAGTGAAATATGAAAAACTTTTCACAATTTAGTTTATCGTTAGAAAAAGAAAAAATAAAAGTAGAAAGTGCTTTATCGTTAATTGATCTATCATATTCAACGGAGTCTTATGCTCTTCCAAATATTGAGAAATATGAAGCATTTCATGATAATGAATATTTAGCAACGATTTCAACAGAAGATAACTCCGTTAAAGATTCAATTATTACTTTCTTTAATAAACTCTTTGAACTCATGAAAAAGATTTGGAATAACTTTACTAGTTATCTTAAATCATTTGGTAAAATGTTAAAAGCCTTTGCCATAAAAATTAGAGATCATGCTAAGATGATTTTTAGTAAAAAGAAAGTCGTGACTAAACTAAAAGATGGGTTAGTTGATGAAGCAACTAAATTACAAGAGAATAAGATTAAGAAAGATGAGGATCTTAAGAACAAAGCGACTGCATTAGCAGAAATGGTAGATAAGAAAACCTATTTCGAAGATGTAGAAGATGTGACAGATGTAAAACGTCGTTTAAATACGTTATTAGATGATAAAGTGGAATATGAGAATATCGATTTAACTCAATTAAAATATAGTATTCCGAAAGAAGACTTTAACTACTTTGGATATAATAATGCTTTTGGGTTATTAGATGAGAATCTTTTAAGATATCATACTACGGTAGCGAATCATAGTTTACAGATTGCTTTAGAGATGAGACGTATCTTTGACCCTAAACGACTGATTGATAGTATCATGAGTATTGGTAAACAATACAATAAAATCGATGTCGACTTATTTAGAACGAAGTTATTAGAAGACTACCTTGAAGAAGTAAAACCGTTATACCAACATCCTAAACTACAAGGTAATCTATCCAATACACTATCTATCCGATTTAAATCATCTTCTCAAAGTAATGATAAGAATAAATTAATTGAATTTAGAGAGGATGTGCGTAAAACGATTCCGGTGATTACTGAAGCAGATCAATCTGAATTCATGAAGTATCAAGAGAAGTATTTTGAATATAAGCATATTGAAAACTATCTCAAACTACTTGAACAAACCGTTAAAGAGATTGAACGTAATCGTCAACATCTTGAAAACGATAATCATGAAATCATTACTCAAGGGGTAATGATGAATAAGATGCAATTAAATAAATTACTCAGAGATTCTGATATCGAACGTAAAGCCATTAATCCTAAACGCACTGGGAAAGATATTCTCAACTTTACTAAGGACATGTCTACCACAGCATTAAATGCATCACAAGTGGCTATACAGATCTATGTTAAACAATGTGGTTTATTTAATAAACAGCTTTCTTCATTACTCAAATTAGTTCCAGAACTAAAATTAAATTAATCAAGGAGAATAAAGAGTGTTAGGTTCGTTACGTAATCTATTTGGTATTACGGTAACGGAAAATGAAGAAACCATTATTGTCTCTGGTTTCAATGCCAGAGATATGGGATCCTTTATTAATCGTTATTGGAATACTTCTGTACTAGAGAAATACATGTTTAAATCATTAACTGTCAATAAAATGGAGTTTTATAAATTCTTTTTGATTGATGTGATTTACATGTTTGAAACCTTGATTAAGAATCCAGGTAAATTAAGATATCTTCCTATTCGTACATTGAAAGATGTGGTAGATAAATTAAAAAGTAATACCTGGTACAAAGATGTAGATGGTGGTGAGAACTATTATACTAATCGATTAGATTTCAATCGATTAAATTTATTTAACTATCCACCAAAACCATTCCAACAAGGATTCTTAGACTATTATAATAAAACCCCTGATCGATATAAACTAAATGGCGCATTATTAAATGGGAGTGCTGGTTCGGGTAAAACCGTGACTAATCTCTATACGATGACGTTAGCCAATATGGAGCGTATCATCGTCGTGTGTCCTAAGAATGCATTACAGAGAGTATGGTTTGATGATGCGATGAAACACTTCAAGAATCCTCCTAAGATTTGGCATAGTGGGATGTTAACTGAACCAGATAAAGATACGTATCTTTTCATTTATCATTACGAAGCACTAGAGAAGGCTTTCTTCCATCATGGTAATGATTGGGGTAACTATCGTTATGGATTAATCTTAGATGAGTCTCATAACCTTAATGATGTTAAAGCACAACGTACTCAGTTATGGTTACGATTAGTAAAAGAATCTCAAAGTCGTAATATTATCCATGCGTCAGGTACACCATTTAAAGCGATGGGAAGTGAATCTATTCCATTACTAAGAGCTATCGATCCAATGTTTACACCAAAAGCAGAAGAAGCTTTTAAGAAGATCTTTGGTCATAGTGCACAAAAGGGTATGGATATCCTAAAGAATCGATTAGGGTTGATTTCATACGTGATTAAGAAAGAAGAACTTGGGTTAGAGAAACCTGAGATGATTCTAACAGGTGTGAAGATTCCTGATGGGAAGAAATATACGTTAGCCGCTATTAAAGTTGAAATGCAAAAGTTTATTTCTGAACGATTAGAGTATTACAATAGTCGTCAAGAAGAAGATATGGCATTTTGGATGAGTTGTTTAGAGCGACATGAGTTTTCATTAACCACAAAAGAGATGGGCGCGTATAAAGAGTATCTCAGATGTTTAAAAGTCATTCAACGACAAAATGGCGATATTCGATATATTCCAGATGAGGTAGCATATTGTAAGAAATATGAACGTGAACGTATCGAACCCACTTTATTAGATATGCGAATGATTAAACAATTCAGAGAAATTGCTCCGATTATTAAATATCTTACATTAAAGATACAAGGTGAGTGTTTAGGTCGAGTAGTCGGTAAGGCAAGAATTGACGCACACGTTGCCATGTGTCGATATATTCCATTTCGTGAGATCTGTCAATCGACTTTGAAGAAGACTGTGGTATTTACGTCATTTGTAGATGTATTAGAAACTGCTTATAATACTTGTCGTGAACAAGAATTAAATCCAATCTTAGTGTATGGTAAGACTAATAAGGATTTAGCGAGTTTAGTCTCTCGATTTGAAAAAGAGAAAGAACTAAACCCACTTATTGCAACCTATGATAGTTTAAGTACGGCTGTACCATTAACGATGGCAGATACGATGATCTTAATCAATAGCCCATATCGTACGTATATTTTGGAACAAGCGATTTCACGTATCCATCGATTGAATCAAGATAGTCAAACTCGTATTCATCAGTTATATTTAGATACAGGTAGTGAAAAGAATATCTCTGAACGAAGTCTGGATATCATGAAATGGAGTCAAGAACAAGTAGAGGCAATCACTGGGGTGAAATCACCTTATGAAATCAAAGATGAAGCAGATAGTAAGATTACTATTGGGGTAGAGAACTTAGATGAATTAGATCATATCTTTTTATCTATGGGATCACCTACCGTAGTTGAATTATTAAATGAGAAGGATAAACCATCAAGATCAAGATGGTAGAGGAGATAAATCAAAATGGGCGATAAAGTATTACATCGTAAAATTAGATGGGGTGGATATGATAAAACATTTTTCACAGATAAATATTTTCCAGTAGCGATTATAGTTTATGATAAAAATACACGTACTACAAAATTTGTAGAAAAAGTTTTATATAAAAATCAAGCTGTATGGCCTTATCCAGCTAGAAACGAAGAAACCCCATGGTTTATGAAAATGTTAAACCCATGGTTCACATCATGGCAGAATGATCATAAAAGATATATTTATAATCCTGCCACCGGATTTGGGGTTACTCGTCACTTAGGTAATATAATCATCGATAAGATCAATAATGCAACAGATTCTAGAAAATTTCCACGTAGTGTAGATTTAGATAAGTATAAAATAATAAGAACATTACCGATGTCTTTACCTGGAGTCTTTAAACAAAGAAAATTAATGATAGGTAATGTATATTGGGAAAATGATGCAAGTACTGATGAAGATTTATATATTGAATATAAAATAGATAGATCTTTAATGAATGAAATTCAAAATAAAGAAGTAACTCTTTCATTTGGAATAAAATATGATGATAATGCCACCCTTGATTCGAGAAATGAAGGCCTGAATAATTACGATAATGTATATCTTAATCAAATACGTAAACCAGGTAATATTTATCATCGGTTGTATTTTAAAAACCAAAGTAACCCTGCTAATAAACACATGATTCCGAATCATTATAAACCACAAGGTAGTATTGAAATGAGCTTAGATCGACGTAGTGGAGATCGTTATTATAGTAAATATTCGAATAATTTTTACTATACACGTTATTCTAATGGCTTATATGATTGTTGTGATCCTAGCTTAAAGTTTGTGACAAAGATTTCATCAAAGTTTATATTAAATCATTTTAATAATAGTACAGGTAATCGAAATGTTTTTATCGATATTTGGTTAGGTGTTAGTAATACTCCAGGTGTTGTATACGCTAGAGCATCTTTAGCGATAAGTAACTTTAAATGGACTAGACGTTATTTATAGAAAAAAATAACAAATACATATACCTGTGAGGATATCCTCA